CAGAATCAAACGCCGATGGCAGAACCTAATTTTGGGTTCGATGACGATTTGCAATTTTAAATGCTAACCGAACACCAAGAGCAGAAAATGTTCGTTAAGTGGTTTGAACTGCAATATCCAAAGGTCAAAATATTTGCAGTTCCTAATGGTGGTAACAGAAATGTTATCACCGCCACTATGCTAAAAGCCGAGGGCGTCCGTAAGGGCGTCCCTGACTTGTTTATACCTGAATGGCTTCTATGGATAGAGATGAAGCGAGTTAAGGGCGGCAAGCTATCACCAGAGCAGTCTAGTTGGATTGATTACCTAAACGGTTGCGGCCATACGGCTTTAGTTGCTAATGGGTTTGACGAAGCTAAGAGCATAATAGATAAAAGGCATGACAAATGAAACATGACGCAGTTAACAACCCAAAGCATTATGACTTGTTCCCTGGTGAGCAGAGCATCGACCTGATTGAGAAGTGCTTAACGCCAGAGGAATTTAGGGGCTTTCTAAAAGGCAATTGCTTGAAGTACCGTATTAGAGCAGGCAACAAAGGCGATTTAAAGCAAGATATTGACAAAGCTGATTGGTATCAATCTAAGCTATGGGGCTTAGAAACGGTATGGCCGGAGTCAGAAGAACGAATTGATATCATCTCTCACAACGGCCCGACAGGAGAACATTATAGTGATTAAGTTACTACAAGGCGATTGTCTTGAGCGAATAATTAAATAAGCTTTGCCATTATCGACACTAACGGTTACCATTGCTAGAAATAACTAGGAGGTTTTATGTTTAATAAGAGACGAACCACACATGGTAACAGAACGGTTAAAAATACTAGCGGCGCGTATACGTCTTGGAAGTGCATGAAGGCTAGGTGCTACAACGATAATAACGACAGTTACCCGCATTATGGAGAAAGAGGCATTGAAGTCTGTGAGAGGTGGTTGTTTAGCTTTGAAAACTTCTTGTCTGATATGGGTAATAGACCAATCGGAAGAACCATAGATAGAATTGACGGAAATAAAGGCTATTCCCCTGGAAACTGTAGGTGGGCAACAAATAGAGAGCAGGCTTTGAATAGGAAAAACGTGGAAGTTATAGAGTTTAAAGGTGAAATGCTAACGCTTTCTGATATAGCTAGGAAATACTCTGTGCCACAAACAACGCTTTACAGGCGTTATAGGCAAGGGATTAGAGGTGATGAGCTTTTAGATAGAAGCAACCGGAATAAATTACTTCGCGGAGACAAAAGCGCTAACACTAAATACAATGACAAACAAAAAATAGAGATGATTAAAATGGTAAGTGAAGGAATGACGCAATTACAGGTTTCAAAAATCTTCGGGTGTTCTCAATACACTGTCAGCACAGCTTTATCATCGATCACTACAAATAATAATTAAATAAACTTAACGCTTTACACTCTAATTAAACGGGTGTAAAGCGTTAAGTTAAGTTAAGTTAATCAATTAAAGAGGTTTTTATGCAAAACATGTTAGATAACATTCCAATTGGCACAAATACGGACTGCCATACTTTGCCGCCTGACTTGGCTCAAATGACTGATGATATTTTAGTTAATGGGTTTTGTGAAAAATCAGGATTGACGCTTGATGAAGTAATAGACACTGCTGAAACAGATGTCACTCAGTACGTATCTATATTAAAGCACTTGGTAACTCATCAGTCACATTCAGCCAAGGTAGAAGCTAAAAAATACGTTCAAGAATTAGCGTATAAAATGCTGGAGAGGCTTTACAAATGATTGAGTATAAAAAGTTGTTGCGTGAAGCCCTTGCGCTAGCAAAATCAAAAGGCATTAAGAAAAAAGATATTGTGCAAATATCTGGGGTCAGCAATGCGACTATTACTAAGTGGCTTAATGGTAAGCAAAAGCCGACAATATTAAACCTGGCCGCTGTCATTAATGCGTGCGGCAAACAGCTTAAATTGAGAATGATATGAGCAGATATAACACCGATTCAGTATTTAGATGTGTGTCAAACATGCGCGAACTTATACGACTTTATAGCAAAGAGCATAAAAACACCGGGCAACTTGCTATTATATTTAAGTGTAGCCGCGAAGAGGTTGAGCGGGCTCTGAAATCACAGGGGCAATTACTATGAATAAGCAATCAAACGCTAATCACACAGACTCGCTAATTGATGCAGCTTTAGCTTGTGGGGCAATGTTTGCATTAGTTGGTGTAATGATGTATTTTTTGATTTAGTTTTTACCCTGACTAATACCAGCCTCGCCCCTTAATTGGGGTTTTTGGGTGCCAGCGTTAAGTCGTTGGTATGCAGGCTTGTTAGCGCGAACCTGCAAACCCTAAGACCCTTTGACCCGCACGATACCCTTTACGAACATCAGGTGCGGGTCTTTTTTATTTCAAAGAGTCAGAGTGTACATTGTGTTTCTTTTCGTAGGTTCTTTGCGCGGCTAATCCCAGCATTCCCAAAAGAAGCGTCATTAAATCGCTAATATCTAATTGCGGCGCGCCCTTTAAATCCACATCAAATAAAAATGCTATCCATGATATTAGTGGTTGAAATATGAAATTCCAAGCAATACCGAATCCGCAAACCCACCCAATGAACGGGCGCCATCCAGAGACGAATAAGCTCTTGCTAGCGGCTTCTATCTTGTTGATGTCCATTTGACCTAGTAGCAATTGCACTTCAGCTTGCAGTCCTGCCAAGTCGCCACCTTGAGCAAGTTTCGCCAGCTTTAAGTGCGCATCTGCTTGCTGTGCTGGATCAGGCCAGATTCTACTAATAGCCATCTTGCCGATATCTAAAGCCGCGCTGATTGGATCAAAGCTCATGGGTTTCTAATCTCTAAAACATAAGTTAAATCTAAGTCGTTAAAGAAAAAATCACGCATAGCTTTCAAGCACTCTTTAGGCAATAAAATACAGCCTTCGCTATGACTTGGCTTTGTGCCTAAGTGCATTTCTATATCAGTACGTTTATTAACATCTAGCACCCTAAACCATTGAAATCGGCCGTGTGTGTCACGTTTAAATTTATAGTGACCGGCAGGTATGCAAGAGATTGATGTTTGATTGTTTAGCCATGGCCTTTCTAATGATTTATATTCCGTGCCATCGGGCAAAGTTAGGATGCCGTTAGTTCTATCGCTCGGTGAATCAAGCCTTTGAAGTATCATGGCATTAGTATCGTTTTGATCAACGCGACTATTACAGCGCCAAATAGGCCGACTGAAACCCATTTCAAGTGCCTAACCTGACTTTTGAAATCAATCATCAAAGCCTGGTTTGTTTTAACGTCTGACATTTCAGCATTAAGTTTGTCGATTTTTCCAGACATGAGATTGCTGTTTATTACAACGTTGTTGATTTCGACTTGCTGGACTTGGATTTGGGTTTGTGTCTTCGATAATTCTTTTAGATTATCGTTAATGTTCTTGTTGAATTCAGACTGGCTAGCCATAAACAGGCTAATCTTTTCGTCTAACCTTGCTAGCTGCTCTATTGTTGCGCTCATTTAAACAACCCCATGCTATCAAGATGGTTTTTGTGCTTATTATGATTATTAACAAACCGACTATAGACATAAAAAGCAGCACTCAAACCCCCTGTAATTATTAGAGTAAATTCAAAAGACTCAACAATAACGCCAACATTTAATGGCTGGTGCCAAAGCATGTTTTTTAGCGTGTCGTAAAAACCAACATGCACCAGAAAGTGCAAGACGCTGGTTAATAAACTAACCGTAGCATAGCACAATAAAAGTTTTGAGTTTGTTTTTTGATAACAGATAGCGGCTATTATAGATACAATCCCATAACTTGCGCTATATGCGAGATAGTACCAATCAGCATAAAAATTATTGCACAAGGCAATTAATGTAAACGCCAATAAAACAACCGCTATCTTAATCATTTTTTAGTTTTCTTTTTGGCTTTAGGCTTAACCGCTGTCTTTTTAAAAAGCGGTGATGGCTTTCCTTTATCTTTACTTCTTGGCATCTTGATTTTCCTTTGGTTGTTGTCGCTGGTTATTTTAACACGATGGCTAGTTTTTATTCAAAAAGTTTAGGTTTACCGGTTCCGCGTAAATTATCCAATGAAACGGCATCATAAAACCTGTAACTTGCTAAGTCTGATGGCGTACATGCTGGCAAAGTGGGGTATCTGTTATCTGAGAAATACCATTTGTCGCCGTCTTTTAGACCTAAGATAGCATGGTTGAACGGTACATCTTCGGGCGTATATTCAATCGCACATCTAATGATACGTAAGGTGTCAGCATCAACACCCTGCTCCATTAGCCGATTCATTATAGTTAGGGCTGCATCTTCACAATCGCCCACATGTGGGCCTTGTAGAATCTCCCACGATTCAGGCTTATTAAGTCGTGAGATATCAGATTCCCAGATAAATCCCATGTCTTTATAAAGCCAGTTGTGAGCTTTAATAAATAAATCTAAGGGCATATCATTGTTCCTTTGTTAGCTGGGTTATCACATATGTTCTCCACTGCTATTGGACTATCCTTGTCCGTTAGCTTGGGAGATGAAGCGCAAGATATTAGTGGCAATAGTAAAATTACTAACCCCACACGTAGATTTTTACGGCTCATTAAAAGGCCTGTATCACCACACCCTCGTTATTAGCGGCAGGCGCTCCAATCTTACCCCTTAAATCATCAGATACGCTATCTTGCCACATATGAATAGCCCCTATAACAATATGAGGCCCGTCCCAAGTGCCGCCAAACAAAACGTTACCGTTTACGCCAGATATTTTTATAGAGTCAGCACCCCCAGCTAGCTTAACCTGCAGGTCACCATCCACGTCTGCAAAATTTATATACCATTTATCCGTACCGTTTTCTTGGTATATAGTCCTGCAAAATGTTGACGCACTTGATCTGTTGAAAACTTGATAACTCCGATCAAGAAACTCTACCGCCGACCCTTGATTATCCCCTGCGTAAACCACGCCTTCGCGTCTAGGTCTTATTGTTAAGAATGGGTCGTATGCGCCTGTAATATCAATCAGCGAACTATAAGTGCCATCGGTGTAAGGCGAACCCTCAGTACCATCGCCAGCAATAAATATGGCATTGCTATCTGATGTTATATTGTCATCAACTGTTATTAACTTCCACGTCACCCCGCTCTGCAACGTCCCTACTGCTGATGCGCCAAAACAAGAAAGCTCTAAATTCCTAAACTGACATGACATATAGAAAGGTTTTGCAACACTGCTTATTGAGAAATTGCTTGCACTTATATATCTTGTCCCTGTGGTTGCTAATATACCTACGTCTAATCCTTCAAGTTGTATGTTATTAAACGCAGGCTGTCTACATTCACTACCTATAAATCCGAACCTACCGGATATGACTTTAGCACTGGCTGTTGATGTTATCGTCCTATCCAATGTTATTGCGTTTGTGTTTATTGCTGTAATAATAGCAATGCCCATGTCGTTTGATATTGAACCGTCGGCGTTAGTGCCGACCACGACAGCCATGCCTACCTTCATGTTTGTTGCGTCTGCTACATTCAGCACTAGACCCGCTATTGAAGACACCGTTGTTACTGCAAAAGCGTCCTCCCCGTCTGACACATAACTGCCACCTTGATATCCTAGCATTTTACCAGAGAATTTAATGTTGTTACCGCCAGACCCCCCAGCTCCCCTGTATCCTGTACATGCCACGGTGTTATTTAGGAACACAGTGTTTCTCAAATCTACCGAGTCAGACTGAGGCCCGCTGATAATATCTAAAGCTATACCTATACTTCCCCAAAAGAAGCAGTCTAGCATGGACACCTCAAATGGTGCTCGCATCTTAACAAAGTCACATCTTGTTGGTGTTTTTGCTCCTGCGGTGAAGGGTGAGCTTATAAATCTGACGTTGTTAAGCTGAGACCTTACTAGTGAGTTAAAAAACAACAACTCTCCTGCGTCAATATCTCTAGTAACTGTGTTTCTCAATTGCATGTTCTCAATAGGGCAACTGCCTATCGTGCTGCTTCCAGAATCCCATTCAACTGTCAGCATTCTACCTGTGGTTTGAGTGTTATATAATATTGAACCCTCGCCGTCGCCAACTAGCTTTATACCGAATTTCGTTATACTTAAGCCTGTAACTTCGTACCTTCCCGCTTTAAAATATATCTCTGCGGAATACCCGTCTTTTGTCGAATCTTGGTCGTAAGCTGCGTTTGACTCTATATAGTTAATTATAGAATTGGTAGCCGCTGAAGATTCCTGTCCATTCACTGCGCCCCACCCAACCGCATTAAATCTAGATTCACCGTTAATTATATCTTCGATAACTAGCACTAAGCCGTTTTGTGCAGACAATACACCGAACTCTGTGGCTGTATATCCGGTTGTGTACTTAAACAGTTTGTTGCCTCTATCTGTTAAGCGTACCCAAGCACCGTTCGTTGCATGGGCGTTGCTTTTCGCGGCGGCTGATAAAGAGTTATCGATGGTTTTTTGAGGTACCCCGCCAATTGTAGATCCGTCACCAACAACTAGCGAATAATCATCAGTATTGACGATAATTTCACCTAAAGCTGGTGTGGCAATCGCTATTTCTGAACTTGAACCGCGTCTCCGCTTAACTTCTACACTCATTTTATATACTCCCGTAATCTATTGTTTCTGTGACTGCTTCGGTTATCAATCCGTAATCAATTAATGTCGCTGCAACTTCTGATACTCTACCATAATCTATGCTTTCAATCTCGCCGCCGGTTAGTGAAATGTTATCTGCGACTCGAATAGCTGATGATGTGTCGTTAGCATCCGCCTCTGCCTCTGTCCTGAATAAGTAAGCATCATATCTACCGTTTATGTATGGCATTACGATAGCGCCACCGGCAGACACAAAGAAGCCATCAGCGTTCAATTGTAGCTTTGCGACCTCAACTAATACGTTAACAATAATGCCTATTGTTTTTGGCGTGGTAGTGGCTGGCTCGTAAGCTTTCAGCCAGTACGTTTTGAAGTCTCTGTAATTTGGCGCTATAAACGCGACTGGTGCGTAACTCATTTTGCATCTTCCTCTTGTTTTAATGCGGTTGTGAAAGCAAAGGATTTTGACGATTCTGAAAATTCCATTGTTACTGCTCCCGATTATCGACTAGCGATCTAAATGCTCGCATTTTTTTATTGAAATCTGGATCTTTAAACTTTGAAAGTTTCTGTGCTCCAATTCTTGCAGCACCCACTGGCCCACTTACTGCCTCCGCGACATCCAAGCCTGATGTTATTAGATTTCCTTTTAAAGAGTTGGAAGGAGCTAACTTAAATGCCCCATCTAATTTCCCTACGATGTGAATCAAGCTAGGTATATCATCTTTAAATCTAAATCCAAAGTCACCCAATACATTGTCGGCATCTTCAAACAATTTTTTTATGGCCGTTCTTGATGTCGCTTTTGAGTCTATACGTAGCGCCTTACCGCCTAAAGCCTCGGCTGATAAATCGCTGCCTATGTCAATATCTTTACCCGCCAACTTATCAAAGTCCTCTTTAATCTTTATTGTTTTAGCAAAAGATTCGTTAGCTTTTTTGTATTTTGGCGAGGTATTGTCTAGCACGTTATCTATGCCGCCAGCTAGATCTTTTAACATTCTTTGTGATTCGCCTTTTATCTGCCCTGAACCGCCTACATCAAAATCGACGTTATCTCTAATCGCTCTTTTTAATTTATGCGCGGCTTCAAAGTTGGGTGCGCTATCCATTAGGTCATTCACTAAAACTGTCATTAATTTTTGACTCCCCCCTATGAATTTTGACCGAGAAAAATCAGGTGTCACCCATCCATCATCACCTTGGCTAAATGTCACACCAAGATCTCTAAGTTGATTTATAAATTTACTGTTCGGCTGGCTTACGTCCACATTAATATCATTCAAGCTTTTAGCTATTTTTCCTATTGTTTCGCTAGCTTTTTTATTTATTTCCGATATTTTTAAAGCCCTATTTAAAACTGACTGTCCTAATACATCGGCTGGTCTATTTGCATCTCCGAAAAGCGGATTTTCTCGACCTGTGGATATAATGTTAAGCATCTTTTTTACTTGTGATTTTGACGCTACGCTCATATTCTCAATAACTGCCACAGTTCCTTTTGCAACATGGTCGCCGCCTAGAATTTTAACCGCCCTTTTGCTTGCCGGTCTTGTGATTATATCACCACTTGCATCTAGAGCTTTAGTTACAAGTGCTGTGTTCGGGTTTCCTTTTAGAATTTGCTCGGCTAGCAATGCCCTTTTTGCTCGCGGGTTTCTTAATAGTCGCTCAGTCACTAAAGAGCCAGCTACCAAAGGTCTAAGAGTAGTTAGCGGGGTAGTACCGAGTATCGGAGGTAAAGCCCCTAAAGTATCACCGATACCTTTAACAATCCTCTGGCCCTCTTCGGTTCTTGGCGCAAAAGTTAAAGCCGAAGACCTTTCTTGGATTATATCCTCCATGCCGCCCCGTGGTATTTGCCCTGTCAATTCTTTTGCTGCACCTTCAACTGTGCCAGCCAAATAACCTAGCGCCCCGCCTGTTGCCCCTGTCACTGTTGTTAGCGCCGCCTCGCCCAGTCCAATAGCTGTATCGGCAAATGATGGGTCTACCCTAGCCGCTACTCTTGCATCTTCCGCAGCTAGATTTTCGGGGGTTGGTACATCAACATTCGACTCTTGAGGCCGCCGCTGATCAAATAACCCTTGAGATTTAGCAAAGGATAATATTAGCTCGTCTGTAGCCCCCTCGGGAGCTTCTATCTTGATAGATTCGCCTGTAGGCGATTGTATAGTTACAATGGGCATTATCTAATCACCTTAAATCCAGCAAAATCTTCTGTGGGGTCTAGTTGAGTTTCTTTTGTTTGTATATCCCTAACTTTCTGAGCTATAAAAGCATCTAGCTGTGCCATCTTCTCATCAGGAGATGCGTTAGGATCTCCCATTGTGGCTTTTAGCGATTCACCTTCTGTCGCTGTAAATGCCGCCCCAAAGGTTTCTTTTAATAGGGGTAATACTTGGTTATTTACGATAGCTATAAACTTAGCTTTTGCTGTAGCACCTTTAGTTGATCCAAAACCCGTCTGCTTAACAGCAAAATCAAAAACACTTCCCCCTATGGTGCTTGTGGCAATCATGGCCAGCTCTTTTAGTTGTCCAACTGAGTCAATAAGGCCGGGCAAAGCTGCTTTAGATCTTTGTAGGGCGGTTATCGTATCGCCGCGTTCGGTCGCTTCTTTTTCTGCTAGTTTAACTAAAGACTTAATTTTTGGTAGGGCTTTACGTTGAGCGTCTAACTTAGAACCTTCTTTAGCCCCCGACTCCGCTGCAACCTGTTTAATTATTTTATCGCCTAACTCTGAATTAGTTGCTATCCGTTCCTGCGCCGAAGTACCTGCTGGTGCGTCCAGTCTTAGCTTTATTCTAGCCGCTTTGGTTACTAGGTCGTCTGGGTCGCCTTGAGCCTGCTTAATCAATGAATTAAATTCTCTTTGACCTACCGAAGCCGCACCTTGCCCACCCAGCCCACGACTTACAACTTCACGCTCTACAATATCCAAATCTTGACCTAGTTGATCTAGATTGCCACTCATTACAGACTGTATAGCCTCGTCGGTTTCGGCTGGGTTTCTACCTTGTGATACTAGCGATTCTTTGCGGCGCTGTAAGAATGCTAACGCGCCTAAGCTGTCACCCTTTGATATAAAGCGGCGCAACTCTGGAATGGTGGCTGCAATTGATACAAGGTTCTGATTCTGAGCCTCAACATTTGCCGCTTGAGTATTAGCATCAATCACTTGCCCTTGCTGCTCTAATACTCCTGGCTGTAATGCTGCACTTTGTTCAAGTTGTTGTTGGCTAACCTTTCTGTTCTGAGCGTTATTTAATGCACTCTGAAACATCTGAAATGAACTATTAAGGTCTGGCGCTTGTGCCGCTAAACTTATCCGTGGGTCAATCATAATTAAAGCCCTATCATGCTGTAGTTAACCATCATGTAACCGTTGTTTGTTGTTACCGCTTCGGGTTTAATCGCCTTCACTTCATCAGCCATTACGCCGCTGGAATCACCAATTAAACCAAGCTTTTCAGCCGCTTTATTCCATGTCCACGAGTAAATATTCCATCCGTTAGTCTTGCCTAGTGGCTTGATTGATTCTTTTAATGAAGGGTCTGAGAAAAACGAGGCTGCTTGCATACCAAGACCTAGAAGATTCTGCGCGCTTTGCCCTCTAGCATTTGCCCCGCCAACCATTCCCGCCGCTTGTGCTGCTGCTGCATCAGAAATACCACCCGCCGCCGCTGCTGCTTGGCCTGTTAATAGGTTGCCTTGATTTGAGGCTGTTGTTGAACCGAAGTTTAACAGGTCGCCAATGCTTTGCTTCTGACCTTGTATTAATGGTGCCGCTGCTTGCAATAGGTTTTGCTGACCTAGAGTTTGGAGTTGTTGCGCTGTGTCGCCAGCCGATAACCTACCCCTAGCCGCTGCTGATTGCATCAACCTGTCAACGTTTTGATCGCCAGCAGATAAAGCATTCTGAAATAAAGGGTTATTTTGTAGAAACTCAAACTGTGCGTTCGGGTCTGTTAGAAAGTTAGACTGCTCTAACCCCTGCTCGCCAATATTTGCAAAAGGATTGAGCAATGCGCTAGCATCTTTGCCGCCTTGGACTTGTATTTTAGCCGCTTCTAGTGCCGCATTTGCTTGTACCTCGCCAGAATCCCGCGCCGCGTCTACTGCTGTCTTTCCTGTTAAATCACGAATAAAGCCCATTTTAAACCATCCTCAATATATTTACGCTGTACTTAATACCATTCTTGATGCAACCATCATCGACCATATCAATTGCTTTAAACCCAAAACTATAAGCAAAATCTAGAACGTTTTGATAGTTGCTAGGTATTTCTGCATATAATGGTTGAGTTCCACGGAATAAAAGGGATTGTTCAC